TAATTTTTGGCCAATATATGCTCTATATTCCTTTTTATCTTTGTTTTTAAATATAGTATATTCTTCAGGAGAAGCGTTCTTCTTTTTAATTATTTCTGGGGTAATTATTTTACCTTGACATTCCGGACATTGACCTTCTTTTACATAACTTTTTTTTATTAAATCATCTTCTGATAAAGGTATCATACAATTCCAACAAAAATATTCACATGCAATATACCAATTATTTCTATAAAAGAGCGAGTCGGTATAATTGTACCTAGATTTATCTATTCTTTTCTTTTCCTCATTTGTAACAACTATAGGATGTGCTAAAGTAGGTGGTTGACACCTATTAGAAAAACCAACTGACTTGTCATTCTCAGTATATTTATAATTAAATAATTCAGGATCCATCACTTTCAAACGATCTAATCTATAACTATTATTTAAAGACCATTTTTTCAACGTACCTAATTTTTTTATTTGAATATTATTTTCTTCTGTTTTTGTTTCATCTTCTTTAATTTCTTCGACATCATTATCTGCCGCATCATCACCATCGCCGTCATTCTCATCATCACTATCCCATACATTGCTCTCATTATCCCAATCATTCTCTTGACTTTCATTATCCCAATTATTGCTCTCTGTTTCCCAATCAGTTGTCTTTTTTGATTTAATATTCTGCTCTGTTATGAACTTATTCAAATCATCTATATTCTCAATAGTATTGCCTTTCTTTGAATCCGTAGAATTAAAGTACGACCAAAAAGTGTGCAACACAATATCATATGCATACTTCGCCTCAAACCAACTTTTTACACCCGTTAAAGTAATACGTGTTTCTCGATCACTTGTTCCATTTGCTATATCTATAATTGGACCCTTTGTTTCATTAGAATTTAATAGTTTACGATCTAAATTATCTATTTTTTTACTAGCATTTTCTTTAGTTGTCATGTATAGTGTAGTAATCCTATTCAGTATATCCTCTTCATCCCAATCATCTCTATTTACAGGTATATTCTGATTTAAAACAAAATTTAGATTATCTGAATTTAAATAATTTTTAACACGAATGAAATTCACAGTTTTCCCACTTTTCTTATTAACATAGTAAAATGGTATCAAAGAATCTAAATAATCCTTCCAATCCAACGAAGATTTGCCCGATTCTTTCATGTTATTGTAATTCAAATCAGCTACAGTAGTCATTGTTCTAATTTTAATATTAGAATCAGATATTGGACTAATTTTTTTACCCATGAATACATTTGTAGATATCTTGAACTTATTTACAACATCAATAATTCTGGTTTGTATATCATTTATTATATTATTCCAATCCTCTTCATATAAATAGTCACCACCATGAGATGTTCTAAAAAAAACATTGACACCGCCTTTCTTATATATCTTAACCGTTAGATATTGTTTTTTGTACAATATTTTCAATGATAATCCATGAATCCCTTGTGATATACTCTTCTTCCTAAATGTTTTCAATTCTTTATTATTTTTTTTAGCCCAATCTTGTTTTGCTTGATGCTTCTTTTTTGAATCATCGTATAATTTCGACCATTTTCTTAATTGAACTACATCTGAAAATTTCCTATATATTTTTCTTTTAGTCTCATTATTATCATCATAAATCATAAATGGTACCTTAGAAGACAATGGAAATATCTCAAATATCTTTTCTATATTTAACCATTCACGCAATTTATTAGGGACTACATCCGATGACATAAGAGTACATGCAAAACCTTTCTTAGTATTAGTATAGTGTATCTGTTTATTTGCAAGAGCTGAGTTTTTTAGTAATTTATTTATTGTTAATGTATGTTCTTTAACAATATCTGTATTATATGGAACATTCCCAGAATACAATGCATCATTGTCTAATATATCACGTGTTGTAAAATACACATCCTTATTTTTATTCAAATATTTATCGATATGTTCTTCATCTCCATTTATAGAAAATTCTTTAGTTTTAAAAGGGGATGTTTCCATTGAAAACCATACATATACATTCGAAGGGTTTGTATTACCATCCAATATAAAGGTACATATCTTCTTTTTTAATTCTAAAAAGGTGTCTATATTTGAAATCGTAAATTCTGCTAAATTAATTTTTCTGGATTTACCCAATTGTGTTCCAACAGGAAAATTATTTGATTTAAGAATTTCTTTCAAATCTGTTATTGTATTATTTTTTATCGCTTTTTTTAATTTATTATCCTCAAACAGTCCTATACATATGTAAGAAGAGATTATTTCATTATCTTCACAGAAATAGAGTGTTCCCATTGTCTTATTTTTTATTTTTATTTACAGTAAAAAATGGTTTTTTCTTATAATGAACCCTGAGTATATTGTTTTCTGTGTCGCCATAATAACTCTCATTGTTTATCTTTATTTAACAGCTTACTCTCCGTCTTTGATTTATGTTCGTTCGACAGAAGATAACAAATTACATTTAGTACAAAACAAGCCTGATAAGGTAGATGCCGCTAACTTATTCGCAGAGATAAAAAGACGGAATAGAGAGCTTGTAAAAAAATTTGTTGAAAAATTTGGAGATAAAGATGGTAGAGTAAATACTCTTGCAAAAAGATATAAGGATGACAATATTCGTGAAGCTGTGCCCAAAGTAAACCAAACAAGTTACAGTTTGAATAAAGGAGAAAAAATTGTAATTTGTGTTAGAAGCAAAGATTCTAAAAACGAACTTACTGATATCAATACTGTCATGTTTGTTGTACTTCATGAACTTGCACATCTTATGACTTTATCAGTTGGACATAATGATGAATTTTGGGAAAATTTTAGATTCATTTTGGCTCATGCTATAGAATGGAAACTATATACAGTAGAAAATTATGAAAAAAAACCAAAACCTTATTGTGGAATTAAAATAACTGAATCCCCATTAGAAACCAAAGATATACCAAAATATATTGCAAGTAAAGAAACAAGAGAATCGTTTACTCAATTCTAATATTTATAAACATTAAGGAATAATATGGAAGAATTAAAATGTCCCTCAAATAACCCAGAACCATCCTGTCCAAATGATATGAACCCTAGAAAACTTGAAACTGGTGTAACATGTTGTTTTAAAGGTAAACCCAAAACGGATCTCACAAAAAGAAAAAGAATACAAAAAAAGTGTACAACCAGAAACCCATCTGTATCGTGCCCAAAAAATCATACGCTAAAAAAAATAAGCATCAAAAAAAAATCTAAAGAATGTTGCGTACCAAATGAAATAAAAAATGAAAAAAACAACAGTGTAACTACAAAATACGACACCCTAATGAATTTTATTAAAGAACAAAACCTAAATGAAGTCAAAAAAATAATTATTAACAGTGCAAAAAAATGTGTTCATATTTCCAATAAAGAAACAAAAGCACCATTTAAAAATTCAATTGAACTTTGTCAAAATAAATCTAAGTCATCGTGTGACTCGCAATGTTCAATGTCTGATAATAAATGTTCATTAACTCTTACACAACAAGAGTTTGATACTTTTACAGAATTAGTTTCTAGAGAAATTATGTACAATTATAGAAGAAAAGATGATATCATAAATGGATCTCTTCCTGACTTCATAGTTAATGAACTTAAATTTGATCAAATCAAAAACACATTCTATCACAAAGATGATAATGACTTTTACAAATGGGTAGAATCCAACGTAAATATTGGTAATTACAATAAATATATGAATTATTCATTTGAAAATTACGATACAGATGATTTAAAAAAAATAAGTAAGAATTACCACATAAATACAAAAGGTTTAGTTTTACCATACGCGTGGCATTCAATTCTACATCTTGATTATAGATATAATAATACAAGTCCAATGGATTGGATAAAAAGTATAGAACCAACAAAACGTACTGAAATTAAAAAATTAGTTGGTGATATGAAAAAGAATTTAGACGATACAACAATGAAAAAAGTATCCTCAATTTTAGAATCTACTATACTTATATTGTACTTAACTGATACAAAAATACAACCATCAAAACTTAAGATATATAACTATGAAAAGAATGAAAAAAATAAAACTTATTATATGTTCTTTTTTTATGATAGGTATTATCCTATCTTTTTATACGAAAACATCTATACTTTCAAGAATTTATCAGTTGAAATGATGAATATGATAAATTCTTAATTAGGACTTGGTTTATAAGTTGGTTTCATTGAAGGAGAATAAGTAGGACGCTCGCTAGGCGATGGGGTGGGTAAATAAGTTGGTTTCTTTGTAGGAGAGTAAGTAGGACGCTCACTGGGTGATGGAGTGGGTCGGTATGTAGGTTTTTTTGTAGAAGTTTTTGTTGGACTATTGCTTGGAAATTCACTAGGGGCGTACGAAATATGCTTGGTTGGGATACTTGTAGGAGTATAAGTAGGTTTCTGAGTTGGTCGATATGATGGAGGGGAGATTGGAGCCTTTGTCGGTTGATATGAAGGCTTTGATGAAGGTGTATTTGTTGGATTTCCAATTGGAACTCTTGTTGGAACATAGGAAGGCTTACTCGTAGGCCTGTATGTTGGCTTCGAACTAGGAACACTTGTGGGTATATAACTCGGTCGTCTAGTATTCTGACGAGTCGGTGATACATTTGGCTTTTCAGTAGGTGCGTAAGAAGGAAAACCAGTAGGCTTATATGTTGGTGTCGAACTAGGAACACTAGAAGGAGTATAACTCGGTCGTCTAGTATTTTGATGAGTTGGTGATGGCGAAGGATGAAGCGTTGGATAATACGATGGAGCCTCAATTGGACTATTTGTTGGAGTATAACCAAAAGATAAACTCGTACACGTAATCAACATTTTTGAAACTATCTTAAAACAATTGTAAATCGACATAATGTTTGTTTATAGTGTTATAATCTTAATACAGTATACACACATCATTTTTATAAAAAAATTAAATGAAATTTTAAAATACATGATTAAATTCATATTTTATAAGAAGTATAACAATGCAACACGCAATTATGAACAAATTATTGCAAAAGATAAAAACACCATATTATATACTCGAATTATACGTTGTTACTGAACAAAATTTAAACTTGAATAATGAAAAACAAATGATAGCATGTTTTAGCAGTTACGAGAAGTCAAAAAATTTATTTGATTATAAGAAAAGTATAGATATTGAGTATAATTTCAAGTATGAAATAAAAATGGTGCGATTAACAAAAGACAAGTCCGAAAAGTTATTATTATATGACGACATCTCTCCAAGTTATAAAACAATCACCATATCAAATATACTAAAATATTTGACTATTTGACACCTTCAAAAGTATATTTATACATCACAAGATCTCGCTATCCATCTTATGTTATGTCTGCATCTACATTTACATTTTCGCTCAAGTATTGGATATGGTTTCTTCAGTCCATCAGGTTTATTTAATGAGTGTCTATCACAACAATTACAAAACTTTAAAACATTAGCTAAATATAGTTTGTCATTCATGTAATTATTAATTATTCTATCGTATGACACAAATTCAATCGGTGCTATTTTACGATACTCTCTATCCATTGCTCTAAATCTACTTAAAGCACCTTTTATAGGAATTTCTCTTAGAACTTTCTTAAAATTCACTCTATGATCAACATTATATTCCATGATACAAATCTGTAATTCTTTGGGTAAAGTATTCATAATTA